TTTCTGGGAAGTAAGCGCCAGTTCGGAGACTGGGTTAAAACCAAAGTTCTTAATAACAAATTTTTCGAAGAAAATCAGGACTTTACTTTGCTTCACAATTCTGTGAAGCAAGTTTCACACGGTGGTCACAACAAGAAAGTTTGCTCATTATACGCACGCAAAAAAACAAATTTAATTTATTTCAAAAGGGACGACCAAAGGAAAAGACTCCACCCCACCCAAAAACCAGCTTCCTTAATGGAATACCTGATAAAAACATACACAGACGAAGGGGAACGTGTTCTTGACTTCTCCATGGGATCAGGTACGACTATCGTCGCTTGTCAGAATTTGAATCGTTTGGGGGTGGGTGTTGATAATGGTCATTGTGAAAAGAAAAAGGTTGTAAATGGAATTGACATTGATGGGATGTCATGGGTTGATATCGCTAAGAACCGCTTGGAGGGTAAAATATAGTGTGGATTAATGCAAAAACGGGATACACTTTCGGTCAAGTCTACGGGCATCTGGACCAGGTCGCGGCCAAGCTGTCAAAGTTTGGTAAATCCGGCGGCATGGCTGACAGGAACAATACCTTTGGTCACATCAGGTGGAAAAAAGCCTGTGATAAAGCCGGGATAAAACCCATCTATGGAGTGAGGCTTCATGTAGTTAATGACCTGGCACATATCCGGGAGACAAAGAACAGGCGACACAAGGTCAATGAAATGACGTTCATCGCCAAAGATGCGAAAGCCCTGGCGGAGATATATGAACTGGTCAATATTTCTGGAAAAAAGTTTTACTTTCAAAACCTTCTTGAATATAGCGACATCCAAAACCTTTCTGGCTCCGTGGCAATGCTATCCGGTCCCGCCCCTGACTGGAACCTCATGCCCCACGATAACGTTTATCAGGAGGTTGGTCCCCATATACCCCCGGGGTCGATACAATCCTCCACAGCCCCTAAAATCTCGGCTATCGACAACTTTTATTTAGATGCCACGGACCGCCCTATATATGAACCGTTCGCCAACGAAAGAAAGAGGGAACGTCGAACGACCATGATGCACATCCCCACCCCCCGGGAATGGTTCTCCGCCTGTCCTGATAAAGAAGCCTGGAACAACTTAAAAACTCTCAATAACGAATGCAACGTTGAACTTCCGTTCGCCCCCATGGTGAAATATGTTGGGAATGATAAGATAACGACTTGGTGCGAAAAAGGGGCAAGGGATCTCGGGATTGATATTCGCAACCCTGGGGTTTACCGGGACAGGTACCACCGGGAAATGGACCTAATAAAGAAAAAAGACTATGTAGATTATTTCCTCGTATGTGCAGACCTGATCCGGTATTCAAAAGCAAAAATGGCGGTCGGCCCCGGTCGTGGATCAGCCGCCGGGTCCCTGGTCTGCTATCTCATGGGAATCACCACGGTGGACCCAATCACATACAATTTGTTTTTCGAGAGATTTCTTGCGCCCGAGAGGGACGACATGCCTGATGTGGATATTGATTTTCAGGATGACAAGCGCCACCTGGTAATGAAGTACCTTTCTAAAAAATACGGACCTGAAAACGTGGCCCAACTTGGGACCGTCGGACTCCTGAAACCAAAATCTGCAATAAACCTTTTTTCAAAGGCTCTAATGCTGCCGTTCGATGCCATAGATGAAATAAAAGAATCCATACCGGAAGGTTCCGCGGGTGACTCTCGGAAAAATAAGGCCATCGAGGACTTTTTCGGCAAGACCGATATCGGAAAAAGGTTCATAAAAGAGTTTCCCCGGATGGTGCCGGTCGCAAAAATAGAGGGGCACCCGTCCCACACCGGCGTTCACGCGGCTGCTATCATCGTCTGCAATTCCCCCATCTCCCAATACGCGGGAATCCACTCCCGGGACAGTGCCCGCATTGCAATGTTGGATAAAAAGGACGCCGAGGTGGTTAACCTCCTGAAAATTGATGCCCTGGGACTCCGAACTATGACTATTTTAGCCCACGTATGCGACCAGATCGGGAAGTCATATGATTGGCTTTATGATATCCCCCTTGACGACCCTAGGGCGTTCAAGGTATTTGAAGATCATCGTTATGATGGTATTTTCCAGTTCGAGGGAGTGGCAGTTCAAGGCCTGGCGAAAGCCATGCCTATTGAATCCCTGGAGGATATCAGCGCCCTTTGCGCCATTGGTCGCCCAGGGCCTATGGGATCAGGAGCGGCGGTTAAGTTTTGCAGGGTGCGACGGGGGGATGCCCCTATAACCCAACTATCAGACCACCCCCTTGTCGTGGAAATCTGCGAGAAAACCTTTGGAATGATTATCTATCAGGAAACCATGCTCGAACTGGCCCGCCGGTATGGCGGTTTTACCTGGGGAGAGTGCGGTAAACTCCGAAAAGGTGTTTCAAAATCCATGGGATCAGAATTTTTCGCGGCTTTTAAAGAAAAGTTCATTGCCGGTGCCATCAATAACGGGGACACTGAAGCCGCCGCAAGTATCGTGTGGGAGGGAATCCAGACAATGGGTGGCTATGCCTTCAATAAGTCACATTCCGTCTGTTACGGGCTTATCAGCTACCTTTGTGCCTACATGAAAGCCCACCACCCCCTTGAATTTGTTGTTGCGAACCTGAATAATGCTAAAAATAATATGTCAGCAAGGAGGATCCTCCGTGATGGAGTAGAAAAAGACGATCTCCAGTGGTGCCACTTTGACAGGCAACTCTCCCAACGCCTGTGGAGCGTTCAGGATGGCACCATATACGGCGGTTTGTGTTCTATTGATGGAATGGGTCCAGCAAAGGCCAATAAGGTCATCAAGGCAAGGAAAACAGGCTCAAAATTGACCCCCTCTTTGGAGGAAAAATGCTCCTCCGGTATCACCCCCTTTAAATACCTGTGGCCCGGTCGGGAGGTGTACGGGGATATGTACGAAACTCCACAGGCGCATGGATTGAACGGGAAGCTCCACTATATAAAAGACTGTGACGGTGACGGGACGTATACCTTCATCGGGTGTTTGCTTTTTAAACAGATGAAAGATGAAAACTCCCTCGAAAAAGTTGCACAAAGAGGGGGAAAATACTTGACAAAAGATTCTCAGTCCATTAATCTGCGCCTGGAAGACGACACTGGGGAAATGGTGGTAAAAATAAAGCGGCAAGATTATATCAGGTTTGGAAAAGAAATTGCCGAAAGTGGAAAGGAGGAGAAAGACTGGTACATGGTTCATGGAAAAAAGATAAACGGTTGGGGAATACTTTTTGTTGAAAACATCAAAAAAATAACGAGGGAGTGGGTTTAAATGATTCAAATAATAAGCAAGTTGCGCAAAATGTCAGGCAATGCACAAATCGAGGAAATGAAAAAACACCCGAAAATAAAAGGGTTGATCCGCCTTGCATACGACCCCTTCATTAAATTCTACATGACAGGGGACAAGGTTATTAACGGCCATGGAATGTCGGACGGTAATTCTATCGTTTCACCCGCTGGGACGCTGGACCCAGAAGGACGTGCAATCCTCATATCTCTCCACAAAAGGGAATTGTCCGGCAGCGCAGCCTTTGAAGCCCTTTGCGATTATATTGCCACCCTGACCCCGGATAGTATCGACCTTCTCCGGTGTATTCTGAATAAAGATTTGCGTCTGGGTGTCGGCGTCAAGGGGATAAGCAAGGCATTCCCCGGGCTTATTAAGACGGCGGACAACGGGGAGGACAGGCCCCCCATAATGCTATGCAAAACTCTTGACCTGGAAAAGGTAGTTTACCCGGTTGTGGCTGCCGTTAAAAAGGACGGTACCAGGGGGAGGGTTGCTTATGGGGAGTCGAGGATCCAGACCAGGGCCGGACACTCCTTAAAAGGGTTATCGCACCTGGAGGAGGAACTTGACCAGTACGTTTTCGAAAAGGACGGTGAGGTTGTGGTCCCTGGGATGATATTCGACGAGGGATCCGGCAAGGTCCGGTCCGACGATGAAACCCCGGACGCTGTGTTCTTTATATTCGACGTTCCCAATATCCAAGGAGACAAGCTCACCCGCCTGGCGTACATGCGGGAAAACATCAAAGAAACGGACCACGTAAAGATTGTGGAGCACCGGACATGCACAGGTAAAGATGAGCTTGTCAAGTTTTACGAGGAAGCCCTCTCCGCCGGTGAAGAGGGGCTTGTGGTCTATAAAATAGAACATGACTACCGGGATGCCCGGTCCATGGACTGGTGCAGGATGTGCCCTAAAAAGTCCGCAGATTGTCGTGTTATCGGGTTCGAAGAGGGGAAAGGAAAGTTGGAAGGAAGTCTTGGAAAAATCGTTGTTGAGTTCCCCGGGGAAGACGGGGCGGTTCATGAGGTGAAAGTGGGAACCGGGTTTGTTGAGAAAGAATGGGACGATTTAACCCCGGCTGCAAGGAGGAGAGTCATGGTAAAACATAGAACAAAAGAATCTTATGAAGCGGTAAGGCGTGGATTCATTTGGGAGAATCGGAAACATTTCTTCGGCATGATCGCTGAAATCGACTACAAAGAGCGGACAAAGGCTGGTTCAATGCGGCAACCCCGTTTTAAAGGATGGAGGTTCGATAAGAATGAGACAAGTGCCGATTAAAGAAAGAGTTGTTGGGGTGTGCCAAAGTTGCGGTTTGTGCGTCATGGTGTGCCCGATGGAATGTTTCGAAAGCACCCCGGAAAAAGATGTTTTCAAAAAATGTTGCGGGTGTGGAAAATGTTTGGAAAAGTGTCCAGTGCCAGGGGCTATAAAAACTAAAAGCAAAAACTAAAAAGGATGTTAAAAATGGGTAAAAGTATCACAGTTAACAATGTAGACTTAGGTATCGTTGAACATAAAGGTGAAAATGTAGTCACTTTTAATATGATTGATCGAGTGCATGAAAGACCTGAAGGAACTGCCAAACGTAATTTCGTCCAAAATAAAAGCAGGTTTTTGAAAGGAAAACACTTCTATCTTATTGATTTTACTCAAAAGAACGTTTTTCGTTCTTTTGATATTGATATCCCACCCCGTGGATTAACGGTTATTACAGAACGAGGTTATCTTCTTCTTGTCAAATCCTTTACAGATGATCTCGCTTGGGACGTGCAAGAAAAATTGATTGATGGGTATTTTCAATCAAAAGTGAAAGTGAAAGTCCTAACACCGGGCCAACAACTTGCACTTCAAGCTCAATTTATGATTGATACCGAGCGTCGACAACTTGCCATTGAACAGTCCCAGTGGAAAACCGAAGTTGCCATCTTGGAAACTAAACAAAAAATTGATGAACTTGAATCTAAAATGTGCTCCAACCCTGGATATTTTACGGTCACAGGATATGCAAATTTGATGAAGGTCAGTGTTACAACCCAAGAAGCAAACAAGATTGGCAGGAAAGCTGCTAAATTGTCACGGGAAAGCAACACCGCTATTGGGAAATCATCCCACGAACGCTGGGGTGAGGTGAACACGTACCACGAAAACATCCTTCAGGCTATCTTTCCCCGCAAATAGTTTCTAAAAAACATTGGAAATTCGACTGTCGTCTTTTGATAGTCGTTCAAAAACATCAAGGAGAGTATTAAAATGAAGTGTAAAAAACACGACATTGGAATGGAAGTTGCACCGGGTGGACATCTTTATTGCCCGGAGTGCGAGGCAGAGGATGAAGATCAAACGGTTTGCTCTTGCTGTGGTGAACCAACAAAAACAATGGAGCTTTTTCTTGGTAGGTTTTGGATGTGTTCGGTTTGTGGTGAACCCCTTTGAAAGTTGGAATTGATCCTGGGTTAAATGGGGCCATCGCCTTTTACCAGTCCCCAGAAAAGATATGGCTTTTTGATATGCCGACGAGAACTGTCGAATGGAAGAAACCGAAAATAAAGAAGGTCATAAGGGGTCGAGGACCCACGAGGAGAGAGGTAAAAGAGGAGACGCACAAGATGAGGGTGGACGTTCGAAAGCTCGCACAATGGATCAGGAACGCCCCACACCCGGTCGAAAAGGTGAGTCTGGAGATCGTCCATTCCATGCCCCGGGACGGTGTGGCCAGTGCGTTCTCTTTTGGGGGGGCTTTTTATTCAGCGCTGTCTGCAGTCGAACTTGCGGGGCATGACCCCGTAATGGTATTCCCCCAGGCATGGAAAGGGCCTATTGGTTTGGTCGGGACTTCAAAGGACGCCGCGCGCGTCCTCGCATTGGAAAAATACCCTCAACTTGCGGAAAAACTGAAATTTAAAAAGAATGTAGACCGGGCGGACGCCCTGTGGATAGCCCTTCATGAGTTTAAATTGAAGAAAAAGAAAAAATAGTTTGACAAGAGTTTTAGTAGGAGGTAAGGTGGAGTTAAGTTAAGGGGAAAACGAAACACAAACCTTGGAGAAACAAAATGACTTATTGCATGATGTTAAATCAATGGAGTTGAGCGGTTGGTGGATTCAATGCAACATGGAATGATAATAATTTTGATTGCAAGATGTTGATCCTGGAAGTTCATTCGGCAGTTCTAAAAAAAGGTGGGAAAATTTATTAAACCACAAATAACAAAGGAGAATACAATGTTCACAGAAAAAGAAATCACACAGGCAATCGAACTTTACACAGATTATCACTCAGACATGGGTCTTACAACCTACGTAAACCGGGAAACAGACCAGGACGGAAACATCATATCTTTTTACCTCGGACTGGAGGACGAGGACGGAAACGCTGTAACCGGGTATGATGAACACTATTAGAGGAACGATAAAAAGTGGTTTATTAGGGGCACCCTTTCCGGGGTGCCCCTTTTTTGCGTTTAAATTACCAAGTATTCACTTGGAAACACACCCACTCATAAGTTGAGTCGCCAGTCTTCATGCACATTCCCATACATGAAGAGTTCTCGGTCTCCTGGTATCTCACCTTCCCGGCGTTGGTTTCGATGGCTGGTAGGTCTATGTCCGCAAGTTGGGGTTCATAAGGAAAGTCCACCGCTGAAATATGCTCAGAAGCGATAGAAACTGTCTCCCCTTCTCCTTCAATAGAATAATTCCAATACGCCCCATCAAAATAAAGGTGATATGATTTATTGTAATTATTCAACGTCGCAGAATGGATTGTTGAACCGCCTGAATCCTTTATATATATTTTACACCCTTTACTACCGACGTTAAACGTCTTTTTCTGGTCCCGAACGGTAAAGGGTGCTTCAGTTCCATGGGGGACCGTTATCTCACACTCTCCTCCTGAAGTGTCTACAATGTAAGTCGACAAAACTTCATGTGTTACTGTTCCTGATACCTCTACAGTGTTATCTGTGACCAGGCGATCAAAGGTGTAGAGTTGTCCGGTTATCCTCCCGAACGCTTGAGTTTCATCTCCATATAGACTCCATGGCTCATCGCTTTCGAACGTGGTATAATAGGTCTGATAGGCTTCCCCAGCCAGTGGGGTTTTAGAACCCTCGAATTTAGATGAAAAATAAAATTCGACAATATCCCCAGCAACCTTTCCATCCCAGAAAGACACAGGCAAAATCATTTCAGTTGCGAGGTTTTCAACTGCTTCTGACCCTACGTAGGCCCTTATTATAAGAGGCGCGGTTGGGATGGTATCACCAACTCTAAAAGCCTGTTTCCAGATTAAAAAATTAATCGAAAAAGCGTTTGACGATGTGGTTTTATATTTTCCACCTCCATTTAAAAGTCCAGGGTGATCTGTTGAGCCGTCATGGAGATCGATCGCAAGCCCAGCCGGGCCGATCATCCGAGGGCAGACAATTTCACGGACGGTTCCACCTTCCCCGAACGTATAATAAGGGTGAAGTCGGAACTCACCTGGGAGGTAATTCAAAGTGTATGCCTGGAGGTTTCCAGCGTCGCTGATCGTCACTTGAGGCCCCACCTCCAGGGACGCTGATCCTACTTTAAAGGTCGCTGGAATCCACTGTTCCGCTCCAGCAATGTACTCCATAACGACGGTGTCCCCGGAAGGAGTAACGCTTAACTTTAGGTCACCATCATCAGGGTTAACCAGGCTTCCTTTTATTATCATTTCCTGTCTAAGATTGGTTATTGGAACACTGTTCCTCCAAATTCCCATAATTAAATCACCAACTCAAGGGTTACTGTTCCACTGGTTCTCACGAACCTGACTGCCGACACCTGTGACATGAGGGAATCCGTTGTAGTAGCCACCACGGATCCGGCCTCCCAGTCCTGCCAGTTAGCGGTACCGCCGACTACAGCGGCGTCAGGGCTTGTGGACACTTGAACCTTCCCCTCCCCGGATGTGATGACCAATGCGGCGGTTAACGTCCCAATTCGACCCAATGGAGGAATGGGTATCGGGTCAGAGTTTGTGTCGGTTGTCATCGTCTCCGTATATTCCCACCCCAAAAACCTTCCATTCCTTTTTACTAATTCACCCATTTTTATACTCCTTTTAAACCCCTGTTAAAATTTTTATAATAACCCCAAGCGACGCGGTTACGATAGTCCCCCAAATCATACGTTGTTGGACAACGACTCCTTTTACCGGGGCAGTTTTTTCTGCCAACTGAATTTTTAAATCAGAATTTTCTTTTTTCAATTCTTTAATCTCTTGATCGTGGAAATCTTTCGCTTTAAAGAGAGCAGTGTTTTGTTGTTGAAGATTTATAATCATTTCTTTGTGTGCGCCTATAATTGCCAATGTATCATATATTTTTTCTAATTTTCCATCTTGGGACTTTAATCTATCGAGGATAAGCTCCAAAGTGTTTGTCATTTTTACCTCACCACTCCTTTTATTAAATTACCACCAATTTTCGGGGGTGTTTACCATTTCATAGTCCCACCTTAAATCATACCGATAACCGGAAAAATATGATGGGGGTTCTCTGCATTCCGTGTACTCATCGACATAACAAAAATACTCGTCTTTGTTTTGTAATATTGTTTTATACCAATCATTAAAGATTGGATTGTTTCCGTACTCGTCTGTTGTGATTGCCATACACTCCACCCCCTGAGTTCTGAAATCCTCCAAAACATTCTCGAAAGAACTTGAAATGGCATATTGATCGGGGTATTCCCCATAAACGTTTACTTTTGAGTTATCAGGGCATTTATAGGGAGAGGCGTATATCCCTAAAAAATCAGAAACATATTTTTCGTTTACCAGGCTACTCTTCGTTTCAGGGGAAACATTTACAATACAGTTCGGGAAAGTATGGTCATCAACATAGATAATTTCATCAACATCCGTTTTAGTGTAATAGGCTATTGTTGGCCGCCTCCTTAAAACTTTTAGGTCCTCGAACTCGGCATCATAGTAGTCAAAAACACCTTTATCCGTCGTAACCGTTCCCGCTGGGACTGGGGTGAGCTTTGCCACAGCTTCTTTTTCATTAATCCTCTTGAGATACACGGGACTATCGACTCCATAATGAAGGATAGTTGTGTAGTCATCATCCTGGCCAACAACTTCATAATATGAGGCCGTTTTACCATCCGATAAAGAATATTGAATTGTTATTTCGGTCTTATTTTCAAGCACCTCCTTAGGGACCTCGAAAAGAGTCTCCGTATATGACGATAAAACGTTACCCGCTCCCTTGAAGACTTTTTTTGAGTCGTGGTAGTCAACACCATCATAAGTATAATTGATATTGATAACTTCCTCCCCATAAGCAGCATAGTGACCATTAAACGTCGGTCTTATGTAAAAACCTGAAAAACAAGGTTTTGGGTTTTCTTTGAACCCTATCACTTTAGGGGCAGACCAATCATTCCCGCTAAACATCAATAGGACTTCATCACCGGCCTCAAAAGCGGCGCTGTTGCAGTCCATATATTCGATTGGAACACCGCTTATTGTGGTTGCCTGGTTTATATCCAAATTCTGCTGACTTGACTTTTCCCCGGAAAGGGTTAAATCTGCCTCATTATTTTCGGAATCAATTGAATCAATTGAGGCGTACCGGAAAAGGGGCTTCCATTTTTGCCACCCCGGGAGCATGGCCAGGTTGTAAAAAAACCCAGATGCGGGTTGGCCCATTGTCTGGGTCAAC